GACACGTATTACTTGAGCGTGATCCTGAGCCAACTCCAGAGGAAGCCGACAGGGAAGTAACATATATCGACTTCAAGCCAGAGCAGGACTACGAGGAAGAAAGACCACCTCACGCAGCGTTTGAACAGTTGAGAAGAGACAGCATTGAACCCCCTAAGATTTGGAGTTGCAAAGCACTTAAAGTGCAAGAAATCCTCCAGAAGATCTACGAGGGTAAGACAAAAACGTCAGGCGAACGGCTTGATGCTTACTACAATCATTGTAATAACTTGATTCTTGCCTCCAGAATATTTTTGCCAGAGTGCATGTATCGCTATCTGGAACGCAAACTATCAAATGAACTGGTGATCGCAGGAGTGTGTCCTGCAGTGATTGAAGAGGCTTTTGGATATAAGAAGACTCGCCGTAAATGGTATTGGAAACTATAACATCAACGCTGACCTAACGGCATGACGGGGAGGAGGATATAAAAATGAGTGAAAAGACAGAAAACAGACTGAGAACCGAGCTAACCAAGCTTGATGAGCTTGTAGCAGAGGGTGTACACCTGCTTGGAGAATACATGAATGACCCAGAGAGCGAGGTAAAGAAGAGTGCATATCATGAAACATGCATGATGATCAATAATCAGTTTACAGATTGTGCAGTCCTTCTCAGAGATTGCGGATACGCTCCAGATTTTGAAAAAGCTGTCAAACTGCTTGGAATTGTGGGCGCACATAGACTTTCTAACGCGATTTGACGGTTAGATGCAGGAGGTGAGGAAATGTTTTGCATAAAAGGGTAGGAAGTCAACAGCTTGGGTGATTTGCCAGATGAGAACCATGAATAAACGACAGAAGAAAGAAAGGAAGGTGGTAAAAATGACAAAAAAAGAGCTGATAGCTCAAATCAAAAGCAAGGGCTATGAACCTAGAGTAAAAAACGTTGTGAGCTTGCTAACATCTAATGGCATGGGTGATGCAGTCACCCTGATAGTTTCTTTGTATGATGACTTAAATGAGCTAATGAACGCAGGAAACAAGAACGTATCATCAAAAAAATACTTTGATGACGAATGCCTGAATGAGGCATTTAACGATTTTGTTTCCATGAGAGCAAAGATTAAAAAGCCCCTAACCGCAAATGCTTTGAAAAGAGCAATAGTCAAGTTGGAGAATCTATCTGGCGGAGACATTGAGCTTATGATCAAGATTTTAAACCAGTCTGTTGATAACTGCTGGGCAGGACTTTTTCCACTGCATGATGCTGGCTATAGCTTCAAGGGCAAACAAAATCCGCAGCGTTCACAACTCGATGCAATTTTGGGAAGTATTACGGATGACTAAAAACGAGGCTAAAAAGTTAATGGCGGTAATGACTGTATCATATCCAAACTACAAAATTGCAGATATAGAGCTTACTGCCACTACATGGGCAAATATGCTATCTGGCTATACTTACGAGCAGGTTAGTGCAGCACTCAAAGCATACATACTTTCGGAAAACACAGGCTTTCCACCTTCAATCGGTCAAATTAACGAAAAGTTAGTCGCTTTGAGTCAAGCAGACACGCCTACGCCGTTGGAAGCGTGGTCTTTAGTTCGGATAGCTGTCAGAAACAGCACATATCATGCTGATGACGAGTTTGTCAAACTTCCACCAATTATCCAGTCAACAGTTGGAAACGCAAGGAATCTGGAAGAATGGGCGAAGGGACAAGCAACTCAGTTTGAGACAGTTATTCACAGTAATTTTTTAAGATCATACTCCGCAGAGATTGCGAAGCAAAAAGAATATCAGAAGTTGCAGGGAAAGGTTTCAATTACATCCGAGCAACCAGAGTATTTGCCGGAACTAAATATATAAGCAAAGCACAGTTTTATAGACTATTTTAAATTATAATAAGCTTTAATACATTAAAATAGTCTACTACCTAGAAGGAGGCTTTATGACACGAGCACAAAGGAGACGGGCTGAAAGAGAAGCAAAAAAAGGAAACAAAGTCGTAGAACAGCGAATCACAGGCGTGGAAGAAAGTGTAAGAATCGCTTTGTTAAAAGAAAATATTGCACGAGACGTTGATCGCAAGCTTTATGACAAATACTACCAAAAAGCAAATAAAGACGCTGTGGACAACATATACAGCATCATATTAACATCATTTGGACTTGCTTTGGCAGATACTTGTCCTAATTGGAAGGCTGAGGCAATTGCAAAACGAATCCAGAAGACAATGGACTATGTCGACAAATTCTCAAAAGAATACAACGGAGACATTGAACGTTTTATGAAAGAGCTTGAAGATAGAACCGGATTCTCATTTGAGATAGATTCTGTAAGTGGAAAGGATGAATAATATGGATTTTTTAATTGGTTTAATAGTAGGGTTATTGTTTGGCGGAATTACTGGTGTGCTTGCAGTTGCTTTGTGTACTGCATCAAGCACAAATGAAACTGATGACGAAGGAAAGAGGAAAAACGATGAGAATTAAGCATTTGAAGTTAGATAATTTTTGCAGTTTTTACAATGGAAAAGCTGTAGACACAGATTTATACAATAAGACAGAGGTATCTGGATGTAATGAATCTGGAAAAAGCACAGTTAAGAGAGCTATTTTTTGGGTACTGAATTGCAGGGGTGAGAACGGCGAAGAAATTACTGGAATCAGGCCACACGATAAATCAGGTAACGAGATTAACGATATTGAGGTTACAGTCGAGATGACCGTAGAACTTAACGGTTCCAGCAAGACATTTAAAAAGGTCTCTCGTCAGAACTACAATAAAAAAGGTGACTTCACAGGTAATGTTATTGACTATTATATCAATGACATTCCTAAAAAGAAGTGTGACTATGAAGATTTTATTGCAGAAGAATTGGTTCCTGTGAGCACACTTTCGAACTTAATCAATGCTAAAACGCTCTTATCAAAGAGTGCCGCCGACTGCAGATCAATCTTGGAATCCACCTTTGGAACGTGTTCCAATGCAGAGGTTTGTGAACGTTTTCCAGAGTTCTCCCCTCTTCTCCCATTGCTGGATGATGGCAGTGTTGATGAATTGAAGTCAAAATTTAACACCATGTTAAACGGCAGACGCGGAAGGAATGGCACTAAAGGATTGCTTGATATTCGCAAAGAGTTTCCGAGCCGCATTGATGAGGTGGAAAAACAGAAAATTGTCATTGATGAAGCCTTGGTAAACAGTCAGATTGCAGATATTGAAAGCAGACTGAAAGATAACCAGAGTAAACAAGCTGATGTGCAGAAGGTATTTGATGAGCAACGTGCAATTCAGGCACAAATTTATAAGTTGAAGCAGGAGCAATTAAAGGTCACTGATGACGCTAATGCCGAAAACAGGAAAAGAATTGCCGATTTAGATGCTCAGATTATGGCAGCAAGGGAAGAACTTTTCCTATCCAACAGTAGTTTAAATGCCAAAGAGCATGAATTGCACCAGATTGACTCCGAGATTCGGGATCTTGAAACTAAGCGTTTGAAGCTTTCAAGTGACTGGAAAAGCAATAAAGATATGCAATTTGATGAAAATTTGCTGATTTGCCCGTATTGCAAGCGTGAATACCCATCTGATCAGCAGGATGAAATGCGAAAGCATTTTGAAGAATCAAAGGAAGAAAAGTTGCAGGAAATCACAGACGATGGAATGAAATGTAAAGAAGCTATTGATGCTTTACGCGAAAAGTTCAATGCTGCAGATGCAGAGCTTTCTACCCTTCGTGAAGAATCCAATAAAAAGTCAAGAGTTGTCGATGATTTAGTTGCTCAGAAAAAAGTTATATCCACTGCACCTCCAGCAGAGCCAGACGAGACAGCAAAAACCAGATCTGTAGAAATCGTAAAGCTTGAAAGCCAGTTAGAAGCAAATACTGCAAATGCAACGTTTGCACAGCTCAAGGCAGAAGAAAATAATCTTCAGCATCAGTTATCAGGCTTAAAAGCAGAGCTTGCAAAAACCGAAATCAATGTCAAGATTGACGCAAGAGTTGCAGAGCTTAACATCGAGCGCCGAAAGAATGAGCAGCTAATTGCAGATACACAGGCACAACTCGACTTGCTGAAACGCTTCAATATCCGCAAGCATGAGCTTCTGGAAAGTAAAGTAAACGAGTATTTAGAGTACTGCCAAGTAAAATTTTTCAGGCAGCTTGTGAATGGCGACCTAGAAGAAACGTGTGATTTCTGTGTAAACGGTGAACCATACGCTAGAAACCTTAATCACGGTGCAAAAATCTTAATCGAGACAGATGTTTGTAAGGCTTTTCAGAAGAAATACGCTACTACCCTTCCTATCATCGTAGATGACTCGGAGTCTGTTGATGGCTGGAAAATACCAGATATAGACAGGCAGCTTATTGTTCTCAAAAGAACTGATTCTAAAGAGCTAACAATCAAGGAGTCATGATGTGATCCGTGAAATTACACAAACTTACCCAGTCTAAGCTTGATGATTACAAACTTAGAAGTAATTTCACGGACGATGAAGAGATAACATTTGATATGTTATCTAAAGGCAAATCTATCAGCGAAATAGCAACCCGGTTATCTGTGTCGACTAGGACGGTTGATCGCAGGATTGCCGATATAAAATCAAAAATCAACCAACTATAAATAGTCCCCTGGTATTTATGATGCTAGGGGATTTTTACAACATTTTTTAACATTATTTTACTGTAAAGAAATGTCACACGTATAACCTCAAAGATATTTTTTATAACTTTTTAGTTCTAACTATTGACTTTTTAGTTCTAACGATGTATCCTATAACTGAGAAAGGAAAAACATTATTTTACTGTAAAGAAATGTCAAATTAGGTTAAGAATTGTAAAATAATGTAGAATAATGTAATCACAAAGGAGGTTTCACAATGAAAGTAATATGCATTGCAAATCAAAAAGGCGGCATTGCAAAAACCACAACAGCCACTACACTTGCGTCAATTTTAATGTCGCAAGGCGAGAAGGTCTTACTGGTTGACGCTGATCCGCAGGGTAACAGCACTGATACTTATAGAGCAGTGTCCAAAGATACGGCAACTCTCTACGATGTCATTTTAGACATCGAAGATCCGCTTCCAATTGCGGAAGCTATTCAAAGAACAGAAATCGGTGACATAGTTGCGTCCGATCCAGAGCTGAAAACAGCAGATCAAAGATTCCCAAGTGACGGGAATGAGTATTTTAGACTAAAAGACGCTCTTTCTGAATTAACTGGCTATGACTACGTTATTATTGATACAGCTCCGGCTGACAACAAATTACTTAAAAACTGTTTAATCGCTTCTGACAAGGTCATCATTCCTGTCACTGCAGACCGTTATGCCATTCAAGGTCTGTCAGAACTGAATAGAACTATCACGGGCGTAAAGAAAAGAAATAATCCTAACCTAGAGGTTGCAGGACTCTTGTTGGTGAAATATAAGAGCCGTCAGCTTCTCGCCCAGGAAGTTAAAGCTTCTTTGGAAGAGATCGCCAAGCAGCTCAACACAAAGGTGTTCTGCACAACCATCCGCGAAAGCATTGCTGTACAAAAGGCACAGGCAACCAGAACAACTCTCATGAAATTTGATTCAAAGTGTAACGCTGCCATTGACTATATGCAGTTCACAAAAGAACTACTTAGATTCTGCCAGTAAGGGATATTAAATATATCTTTTATTGGCGGAAACGTGGTTATAGCCACAACGCAAAACAAATAATAATAACTGGTGTCCTATCGCCAAAACGGGGAGAAATGAGGTTTATTATGAGAGAAGATGCTTTTACTGTAAATGTGTTTGAGGAGTACCGAGAGCATGACAAGTACATCAAAACTTGCGACGAGATAATTGCCGCAAGCAAGGGTGCAGAAACAGAGTCCGAGGTTATAGCGGCTCTCGAAAGTGTCAATGTTTTTTTCGATGGGTGGGGTCTTTGCTACGACTATCTATCAAAGAAACTCACGACAGACGCTTGTCGTAAGGCATACTTAGAAAGCATAAATAAGAACCTGCCACGAAGGGATTTCCGAATGGATAGAGAAAAGTACCTTCGGAAGGCGGGTTTTGCCTGCTGGTTGTGATTGTGACCGAAAGATTATAAAAAATCTCAGCAAGGCAAATAAAAAAGCGTCTAACAGGGCGCGGAAAGAGGATTTATGGAAAAAAGATACTTTTATCCAGCCACATTAAAAAACTGTGGCAATTGCTACCATTTGGAGTTCGTAGATTTTCCAGACGCAACTCCAGTAGAGAAACTAGACTGGAAGAAACATTGACTTATTAAGGAGTAATTTGAGATGAGAAAGAAAGATAACACCACTACTACTTCTTTTGATGTGACAGCCGGCATTGATTTTACAGATGCTAGTGAAACTGAGATTCCAGATATCCAACCGGTAGAGAAAAAGTCTGTATTTGTCTCCGCTCCGGTTGATCCGAACAGAGTGTATACGCCTGGATATAATCCAACTCCGAAGATTGGTCCGAATGGTGGGTATGTAGGACGCAGAGAAGTCCCTGCAGCTGAGCGTAAGATTCAGTTCAGTGTATCGTGTACTGAATCGCAAAAGGCAGCCTTTTCAGAAGCCGCTCGTAAGTCAGGCCGCACCCTAGCAGGATTTGCTTGCTTTGCCATCGAGGAATACATGCGGACACATGATCTATAATTCTTTACATTATTTGACATTTAAAAAAGTGTTAATAATGTAAAGAACTGTTAAAAATTGTTAAAAGGAGGATTTTATTATGGTAAGTAATGAGATTTACGAAAGAATAGTTAGTGTTAAAAATGCTATTGCAGAAGGAAAACTTGACGATGTGATATATGAACGGAATTGTAATATTGCAGAATCGTTACGGCGTTTACTATCCGCTAATAATATGAAAACAATTGATATTGTATCAGTATTAACTGTGTTTGCGAGTGGTGAGTTTACAATGGCATTTAATTACATTGACAAATTCGATTTGCCAACAACTGAATTATGCTGTAACATGTATAAACAAGTTAAAAAAGATTATTACAATGGGTATGTAGATTTATTTATATGGCATACAGAAAGCAGTGACATATGCGGCAGATATCATGCAATACGAATATATAAATCTGGACATATTGTGGAATATAAGGTCAAATTAGAAAAGACATGGAGCAATGATTTTGAAATGTACTCAACACATTATGAGATCTATAATAAATCAAAAAATAGATCTTATTTACGTAATCAAAAAATAAAATTTTGGTAATTTTATCACAAGATAACTCTTTACTAAAATTAAAGAAAGGAGGCATTTTATGGAGCAAGTAAACTTGATACCGTTTTACGCTTGCGCTATCGCGTTTGCACGCCATATACGATTAGATTTAGAAAACGAATATGGCAAGAATGCTGTAGCTTATTATAACGCTGCAAAGCAGAGCGAATATTGCAACACTTTATTTTCGGAAGAACTGTCTCTACAAACAGAAGAAGCTTATAAAAAAGCACTCGGAATCGTCGAATATAGCTACACAGAAGATGAACAAGCACAGACTTCTTTGGACATTCTTTTTAAAAAGGGATACAGAAAGCTATACAACATTTTTAAAAGGCTTCCAAAAGACGAACCGCTTCATTTTGATAGTGCAATCGGAGAAATCATTTATGTAAAGCTTGCAAAGTCGGATCATGTTTCAGACGATAATTTTAATGGTAATTTATTTGCAGGCTATTACTTTTCAGATATGTGGCCACAAGAGTTAATACAAGAACGCAAAAAATGCGATGAATTACTTTACTTTATTGCAAACTACGGATATGATCCAGAACGCAGAATACAAAAGGGATTAAAGAAATATGACTGTGCCTTCCAAGAAAGAGCAAAATCATACATCAGTCAGCTTCCAAAAGATTTATTTAAGCAGATCCAGTTAGCGCCAAAAAATGACGAATTTGGATGCACTACAGTGTTTGATATTGAATCACTTTCAAGTGTTTCTATTTTTTCTGAATTACAGTTCACACGTGAAGATCTGGAAGCACTAGCAATTGCTTATACGCACGGAAAAAGAGGAGGAATACGTGAGGATTTCCTGACTTATGCAAAATATACGAGCTATATATTAGCTATGTGTAAGGCATATAAGCAGTCTAAAGAATACTACTTCCAACACAATCGCGAAGACGTGTATATCGAAGTAGAGAGCATTAAAAATGAATTGCTTCAAGCCAAATCTGCATTATCTGAATCTCAGGAACGCAGGATATCTGAACAAAAAGCTTGTACTGAGCAGGTTCAGTGCTTATCTGATCAGATAAAACTGCTCAAGCAGAAGAATGATGCGCTAAAATCTGAGCTGCAAAAGGTAGAGGGTGAACGTAGGGAGCTTTATGCTTTACGAGAGCATATATTTTCACTGGAATCCGATTCAGAAACTGAAAATACAAACGAGCTATCTAAGGAGCAAATTCAGCAATTAAAAAACATTAGTGGCACAATTGCTGGAGGGCATCCAAGCTTGATAAAGAAGCTCAAAACTTATCTTCCGAATTGGCAATATATCAGTGCAGGAGATGTCAGCACTGTGCGCAACGCTGCATTAAAAAAATCTGACTTTGTGTTCTTTGTAACTGCTCATTTGAGCCACAAACTGTATTATGCCATGATTGCACAGGCTCAAGATTGGAATGCAAAAATCGGATATTTGAGCCATGCGAATATAGATTATACATTGCAAGAAATATATATATTAGTAAATAACAGTATTTAACCTTATTTGACATTATTTTAGAGTAAAGAACTGTTAAATAAAGTAAAGAACTGTAGAAAGAAGGATACATGAAGAAAGAATTTAATTTGCTTGATGAAAATTGGGTGCGTATATTGCTTCCAGATTATACCATTAAAGAAGTTTCACTCACGGATGTTTTCACTCACAGTCACGAATACATGGATTTGGCAGGTGAAACAGATACTCAAAATGTCGCAATGATACGGCTACTTCTTGCAATTGTTCATTCTGGATTTGCAAGATTTGACTCAAACGGTGATGAGATTCCGCTTTTGAATAGGGATGAAGCAATCAGTCGTTGGAAAAGCTATTGGAGTCTCGGACATTTTCCAGAAGCATTTTTAAAATATTTAGAGGAATATAGAGAACGTTTCTGGCTTTTTCACCCTGATGCTCCATTCTATCAGGCAAACGAAGCTAAAAAAGGAACTGCTTTTGGTGCTGCAAAGTTAAACGGGGAAATTTCTGAAAGCAACAACAAGGTACGAATTTTTGCAGCAAGAAGTGGAGAAGCAAAAATGCAACTAACATATGCAGAAGCGGCTAGATGGCTTCTTTTTATCAACGGGTATGACGATGTTTCTGTAAAGCCAAGTAGGGCAGGTTTGCCGTCAATCAGTATTGGATGGTTGGGGCAAAATACTATTGTTTACGCAATCGGGCGAAATCTTTTTGAAACACTTATGATGAACCTAGTTCCTTTGCAGAATGGTAATGGGGAATTGTGGCCTAAGCCTTGCCCAATATGGGAATGCTCGCCACGATCCGATGAGCGCAAAAAGATTGATCCACCTTCTACCCCAGCGGAATTATTCACGCACCAATCGCGCAGGATATTTCTCAAGCATGAAAACGGGATTGTAACCGGATTTAACGCATTAGGTGGAGAATGTTTTGATAAAGAACGTGTTGTAGCTGAAACCATGGCACTTTACATTTTAAACAGTAACAGTGCTAAACCACTTCGCTTATTTAACGATGTTCCATTGTGGCAACTACTCGACAAGATACTTTGCAACAATCAAGATACTGCTACATGGTTGCGCTTAATTGGAATTGGCAATGCAGGCTTTCAGACCTGTGGAATGGTGTATGATTCCAAGTTAATGAGGTTTGTTGATGAATGTTCAAAAAGATTTACAGCAAATCTCGATCCTAACTTTGCAGATTACATATCTGTTGGCATTGAACTGTGCCGTTATATCACAAATGAAATTGGTGTATTATCCTACAATATTCAGATGGCTAGTGGCAAGCAGAATCCGACTGAACTTAAAAAATATGAGTTTTCTAGTAACCTAGATTTGATTTGGCCCAGATTTCTTTCATCAAGCGCCACCGAATTTGAATATTTTCTAAGAATGGTCAAGCAGTCTGCACTGGACTTTTCTAAATCTTTAATTGATAATGCATCCCCAACATCATTTAGAGGTCGAATAGTTACGGTGAATGGCACAGAAAAGTATTATTGTACACCAAAGGCCTATAATTCTTTTTTATATTATCTCAATCGATTGATACCAGAAGAATCTAATGACCTTGAGGCTGTAAAAGAACATTTGATCTCTTACAAGGCAGATCTTAAACCGAAGGAGGAAAGTGAGTAAATGGAAAGCAAAAACACATTTTCAAACATTGTAAAAACGATAATGTTTAAAAAAGAGATGGACGGAGTTCAGCTTGCAAAACTATTAGGATGCTCTCAGTCCAATGTGTCCAAAAAGCTTAGATTAAATAATTTTAGAGAAAGTGATATACGTCAGATATCTGAAGCATTAGGATATGACGTTTCTATCAAACTCACATCAAAGGACACCGGAGAGGAATTGCAGATGTTGTAATAGTGTATTTTACATTTCTTTACACTATTTAACTTTATTTGACAATATTTGACATTTATTTGCAGTAAAATATTCTTTAAAAGAGTTGTCAGTTTATCTGGCAGCTCTTTTTGTCGTTAATATGTCGTATCCCTGTCGTTTTTACATCTTATTTTTATGGCACAATACAATCAGAATAAGAGGAAGGAAGGTGTGAATGATGTTTCCTGAATCATTTTTAACTAAAATATTTGAAAGACCAGATGTATGTATGATTCCAATGCAGTATCAATCAGCAATGATTCAAGCTATTGGAGAGGTCCTTGACGAGGAAGGAGTGATATTAGGCGATGCCGATACCAAATCAGATGTATCAGCCGTACAACCAACAGACAATGTATGGCCAATATAATAGTTATTACCCGTATCAATATCAGCAGCCGCGTTATGATCTGCAGCAAAACCAGCCGCTTTTTAATCAGCAGCAAAGCATTCAGCCACAGCAGCAGGCTGGATTGAACGGAAAGGTCGTGCAAGCTGTCGAACAAATTACTGCGAACGATGTACCTATGGACGGTTCAGTTGCCGTATTCCCAAAGCAAGACATGTCGGAGATCTATACAAAATCATGGAATGCAGACGGAACCATTAGAACGATTGTATATAAGCCGTACACAGCTTCAAAACCAGATATGGCAAATAGTTCAGCCGACATGTCCAAAATGAAAATGGGGCTATCTGACGAGGCTACAGAGGCATTTATGGCAAGATTTGATAGCCTCGAAAAGAAGTTTGATGAACTGATGCCTAAGATAGCGCCTAAAAGACCCGGAGGCTTAAAGAAGGAGGCAAATGAGAATGAATAATCCATTTCAGCTATTTCAAGCCATTAGGAATCCGCAGCAGTTTTTGCAGCAGATGGCTGGAAACAGCCAAGCTATGAGCAATCCTATTTTAAAAAATGCTATGGATATGGCAAATAAAGGTGATACAAAGGGTGTAGAACAATTAGCTCGCAACCTTTGCAAAGAAAAAGGGATAAATGTTGATGATGCAGTTCGCCAGATAAAAAATCAATTTGGAATGCAATAAAAACGTGATACTAATTCTTGCGCAAGATTATGTATATAAAAAATATTACGGAGGTAAATAGTATGTTTAACTCAGGAAACTGTAGTGTACCATTAGTGGCTAGCATTGATGGTAACGGTAACAACAGCGGTGGCTGGGGCAACGACGGTTGGGGATGGATCTGGATCATTTTGATTTTTGCCATTTTCGGCTGGGGTAATGGCTTCGGCGGTTGGGGCAATAACGGTGGTGGCATGGGTTCTACCGCGGCAGCCTACACAGATAGCGCAATTCAGCGTGGTTTTGATCACCAAGCGATCGTTGGAAAGTTAGACGGAATCAACAATGGTATTTGTGATGGATTCTACGCAGTTAACAATAGCATGTTAACCGGATTTAATGGAATCAACACAAACATCATGCAGACTGGATATGGCATTCAGCAGGCTATCAACGCTGATACCGTAGCTAATATGCAAAATACAAATGCTCTGCAGGCACAGTTAGCTAACTGCTGCTGCGAGACACGCGAAGCTATTCAGGGTGTAAATTACAATATGGCAACTAACACTTGCGCATTGCAGAACACTATGAACAGCAACACCAGAGACATTATTGACAGCCAGAATGCAGGCGTGAGAAGCATCCTTGACTACCTTTGCCAGGACAAGATTGCTGCCTTACAGGCTGAGAACAATGATCTTCGCAGAGCTGCTTCACAGGATCGCCAGAGTGCACTGCTTACCACAGCAATGGCTGCACAGACCAATCAGATTATTGACGCTGTAAGACCTACTCCAGTACCGTCTTTCCCGGCATCTAATCTTTATGGCTATGCTTACGGATGCGGATGCAATAGCGGTTGCAGCTGCTGACAAAATTAAATATCGGTATCTTAACCAAAATGGTTATGTCTGCTAACTAACGCAGTATTACTATCAGCAAAGGGGCAGACTCAAAATAGAGCCTGTCCCTTATTTTAAGGAGGTATCAAATGGCAGAATATGTTGCAGTCGCAACACAGGAAGTTGCGGCAAATGAAAATATAACTTTTACAAACACATCTGTTAAGGGTTCAAACTGCATACAGCACCGCGAAGGCAGTGGGATCATTACTCTTAGAGGTCTTACGAATCAGTGTCAGGCACGGTTTTTTGTAAACTTCTCTGCAAATATAGCTCTTCCAGCCGGTGGAACTGCGGCTCCTATATCATTAGCCGTTGCTATCAGTGGTGAGCCAGTGCCTGCTTCCAAAATGATTTCAACACCAGCTGCAGTATCTCAATTCAACAATGTGTCCTCAGGCATTTTTATCAGTGTTCCACGTGGCTGCTGCGTAAATATTGCAGTTGAGAATACAAGTGGCGTTGCTATTGAGGTTGCCAATGCAAACCTTATAGTGAATAGAGTTGCTTGATTGGAGGTAGACTATGCATAAATGGGCTAAAGAGATTTTAGAATGTGTCAAAGAAAAAGCTAAAGCTATCGGAATTGATAATTTCGAAGGTCAGAATCTTGATGATTTAAAAGATTGGACCGAAATTGTTAAGAACATTGCTTGCTTTGACAAAGATTATCGCATCGTTGAGGCAATGGATAAGCTGCAAAACGATGATGAAATCATGGAAATGGTTGAGCAATACGGTGATTACCCGTCACGCCGCTATTACGACCGCTACAGATATGCTAACGGCAGATTCGCCCCAAAGGGTAGAGGTACAAGAACCATAGGTAGACGTGGTTATGACGAACCGCCTTATTGGCACATGACACCAGAAATGTATTATGAATGGGCTGATATGCCAGAAGAAGAGCGTATGCGTGATCTTGATAGACTCCGCTTTGGGCGCATGTACTACTCTGACCCACGTAGAGGCTCCCAAATGCCGTCAGATGGTAGAAACGTAGAAGATATGGGAATGAAGTCAGAAAGCCGATATGACCGTGCTAGAAGGTCATACAGTGAGACTAAGGACATGCACAAAGCTAACACTAAAGAAGATAATGACGCAAACATGCGAGGGCTTGAGTCCTTGCTGGCCGTCATTGACGAAGATCTTAAAGAGATCATGCCAGGGCTTTCAGCTTCCGAAAAAACAATGATGAAAACCAAGATGACAAACTGGGTACAGCGTATATAATCAATGGTACAGCCGGGGGCAGATGCTCCCGGTTTTATTTCAATTGCGCACTTGCTATAAATGTGCTATAATGGGGGTATCAAATGTTTTTTACAGTAAATAACAACACTTGGCAAGTTTGCTTTGTAAATCCTGGTGATCCACAGTTGCAGCGCAGTGATGGAACATATACTCTCGGTGTAACCGACAACAATTTAAAGACTGTCTTTATGTGCAATGATCTGCCAAGCCAGATGATCGATAAAGTGCTATGCCATGAGCTGACACACGTTCATGCAATGGAATATGGATACTCTATACCGATTGAAACAGAGGAAATTGTCGCAGACTTTATAAGTCTTTTTGGCAGGAGTATAGTAACTGTTGCAGACGAACTCATATATCAGCTTTTAGGAAACAATACAACTAGGTACTGTGCATAAAATAAAGATCACAGTACACGCACGACTTTAGGCAATGTGCCAGAAAGGAAGGCAGATGTACACAAAGATTCACACGCAAAAAGACGTTCTCCGTGAGCGATATCTTTATCAATCCGAACTTACTCCACTGGGATTTCCAAAACTGCTCCCAGTACATGCTGCTCTGAGTGGGCTTAATGCAGTATCATTTTGTGAGGCGGTGAAAGAAAAAAATCCGAAGAAGGCACTTTGCCACTTTTTTATTGATGATGCACGGTTCGAGCCATTATGGAATCAGCCGCAAAAGTATCTTCCAACACTTGAAAATTTTAAATACATCTGTGCTCCTGACTTCTCATTCTATGACTCTATGCCAAAGGTCATGCAGCTGCATCAAGTGTACAGAAGCCGTGCCCTGGCATGGTGGCTATTTATGAATGGCTGTAACGTCATCCCAACTGTAGGTTGGGGAAATGCAGAGACGTTTGATTTTTGCTTTGAAGGGTTGCCAGAAGAGAGTACGCTGGCAATCAGTACAAACGGCTGCTTTACCGATCAAGGCAAGGAGTGTTATCAACAGGGCTTCAATGAAATGTGTTCCCGACTTCATCCCACAGAAATTTTAGTCGTTGGACGCCCTATTGATGTGGACACAGATATAAAAATTACGTATCGAGAATCATTTGGACAGCAGCTTACGAGAAAGTTGAGGGGATGATATGGGTAGTAGAAGTGGAAAAAAACACGAAATCAGCATAATAACCTATGTTGGCAGTTTGAAGCGAATCAGAACTGAGGAAACTGTCGGAAATATCACAGTCATAAGAACCGAATACAAACAGCAGAGGCAGAAGCAGCGCCGTAAGAAAAGCCGATAGATTTTGACATTATTTTAATGTATAATAATGTAAAATACTGTCAAGAACTGTAAAATAATAGGGATAGATTTGATTCTATCCCTACTTTTTATTATGGTTTTTTTCTATGTCTCTTTCCGATTTCTTTTAGCTCATCTTCCCATCCCTGATGACTCTTTATGTATTCACCAAAGAGCTTTTTTTCAGCCTCTTTGCGTGCCGATGCTGCCTCTTCCAGACTAGCATATACTCCCAAATGATATTGTTTATGTCTAAATGTTATATATGCTCTATAGCTTCCGTCTTTTTGAAGCGAAACCCCGTTTACTTTTGTACTAGAATTTTTGTTGACAGTTCCATTTTCTCTTGATCTAATGCTTGGCAAGCAAGAACCATCCACATAGCAGCTTTTCTGTATTTCTTTCAAAAAGTCCCCATTATTACGGTTACAATTTACACACATATAATTTTTTTTCAATCTGGACAACTGGGTTTCTGTTTCTTTTCCACAAACTGGGCATATAGCTTTGCAATAAAAAACATTCTCCCCCTTTTTCTTAAAAATACTTACAATTCTAAATCCATTGATACTAGTTCCGACTTTTTTCTGTGCAATTCTCAAGTTGGTTTCGGATATTTTTTTAGAGGTAGTTTTTACATGCTCCTTATTGCATCCACAGGATTTAGATTTACCTGCTAATAGCATACGACTATATACGTTTCTAACTGTCCCACAGTCACATTTACATAGAACTGAATACGGTCTGCTTGATTCGCCAATCACCTTCCACATTCCGAAACGATCACCATTCTTAACCGAAGATTCTTTTCGTCTGGCTTTTAAGTATTCCTTATTGCATCCACAAGATTTAGAATCACCAGCGCAAAGAGATCTGTTGCTTACATCTCTAATCGTACCGCAAGTACATCTACACTTTGAGTAATAGGGCTTGCTGCCTTGCCCTATTACTTCCCATTGCCCAAAAACATCGCCTATCTGAATATTATATTTACCAGTCATTCATCTTCACCCCTTCTCTCAATTTTCTGCTTTCGAATCACTTCCAGCGCCATTTTCACATCCTTTTCGGTCTTTTCAATTAGTAATTCTTACACTCTCCAACCTTTATTTACACTCAGAAGTTATTTGACTTGCCTTACCTTCTTTAAGTATGTTTTTTATATACCTTTCCACTATTTTCTCTTCATCCGCTGTTAAATCAATTTCTTTAAAAGATTTTAAATTGTCGCGCATTACCTGATTCGCCCATTGTGTTCCCTCAAAGCACAGACATTGAAGCGTATGCAGTATTTTTTGCGACGCTATGTAACCAGGTGCAAGGGCCGGCATTCCTTTCAACATAATATTACGAGATGACGTAATAAAAAGTTTTGCCCCATCACCTGCAAATCTAATACCCTTCGGATAAGTCGCAGGAATAAAATCGTTATTTCCTGTAATACTACACATTCCATTCGGTTCCAAACTGCGAAGATAATAGTCTTTCCATTGCTTGTTTTGCCCGTCTCCTGATCGAAGAAGATTCAAGCAATATTTTTCATATTCTCCATTAAAACTTGCTCTTATCAATTCTTCCTGCGGAGCCATTACAAAACAAACAACAGTTTTTTCTTCTGGATAAGGAATCTTTTTTAGAAATCCTTGTAAAACATCCCTCATCAATCCTTTTTGAACAAATCTGTATACTGATTTTGCCAATTTGTCATCTACTTCAGAAATGTAAGCTTCTAATTGTTCCATATATTTATCGTGTTTTTCTTTGTTATAGTCTGCCGACAAATATTGCATATTGTCATGAATCGGATGTGGATTGTTTCCGCTTGTTCTTGATTCAGATTCAATGGTGCACGGAATAGTAAAACGGTCTTTACCGTTTAACATCGCCCCTATGTAATTTCCATTTTCATCGAGCAATACCTTTATATGTGGTAAAATTCTTGTATGGGCTATTGGGATAATATCCTCAACACCCATATTTTCATACACTTTCAGCAAATTTTCCCAATTCATGTTTGCCCTTCCTTTCTTTGTCAATATGCACTATTGCAAAATAACAATACATATGTGTGTTTCAAATATTATACAAAAAGTTCTTGACTTTTTCAAGTCATTATGCTACTTTAAAAATAAAGAGGATGCTTCTTCCGGCTTCGGTCGTCACAGACAGCAAACCGTCTGTGTGGATTGAAATGAAATTGTAATTGTACGTGTGAGTACAGAGGAGCGGCAAGTGTTATGCTTGCCGTTTTTTCACTCCTTAACGATTGCGTTGACCGCAGCAATACCGCCCTTCTTAATCTGCTTAAACATGTTTTATGTTCTCCTATCAAACGCTCCCAAAATACAGTGCAACCGCCATACCGCCGAATATCAGCACGCCGAGTAGCAAGTCACCAATGCCCTTTGCTACTGCATCAAGTGTTTTTCCGTACTTTCCTTTTTCAATCGTTGTCTTGAATCCTCTTGACTTTTGGCGGAGAATAGCACGCTCTGCACTGCTGCACATCTTCTCAATCTGCAGGCTTGATTCCCAGATTACCTTCATTTTATCACCTCTTTCCGTGTCACGCAACCTTTTCAATAATAACAACCGCCGACAGTGGCGCTTCATATCTGAAAAAATCGGCTACATTTTTAAACTGTGAATCCATCACTGGGATATATTCGTCTGGGTAGATGTGAGCTGTAGAAAACTGAATGCAGCCCGGATTCTTTACGGATGTGTGCAGTATGCGTTGCTCTGTGTATGTCTTGCCGCCAATCTCGTGTTGTACTTCCCAGTGTGCCACCACACCTGGAGTCTTTAACGCCTCGAATACTTGCGCCCATGACACAAGGGCCACAGCGTCAAGGCTTGCAATTTCTTTCTCAAGCTTCTCCAGCTCATCACCGTGAGCCTTGAAAAGCTTTATATGCAGCTCTCGCGGTGCTGCGCTGATAGATACCGTCTGTAAAATCATCGTTCACCCTCGCTTTCTTCTCTCAACAGTTTCACAGCCTCCATCTGTGAATGTTCGCCATACCACTTAATTGGCTTATGAAATGCCATTGCAAGCGCGGAATTTTCACCAGATGCACGCAAAAATTCACGCACCTTCAAAAAGTTTCGCATATGTTCTTCATATATATTCATGTTTTGCCCCCCTTCCTTTTGCACAGTATCTATATTATTTTGTAGATATTGTTATTGTCATATAGTTACTTTTTATTATCTCCGTGATGCTTGCCAAATGTGGCAAGTAGTGCATGACGCCGTTTCGTGTAGCTCTCAAATCTTTTACCGGATCACCCCGGCACTACAGGGGTAACGGACCCCCAGACGGTCTTTTCTTTATCCTGTCAGTTTTTACCGTACTTGCCGCAGCTTTCCGCACCGCCTGACCTTTACAGCCTTTAACCTTTTCGCCGGTTCCCGTCTCGTATGCAATAGATTTTCTTAGCAGATGCATAAGCTGCTAGATGTCCAGACGATTATAACGGCTTTCTGGATCTCGTGCCTTTAGCGGACGTTAGCGCCTCCGCGTTTGCGGTTGATGTTTTACCCTCGTTTTTTTGCAGCGTTGCTCTTGTCTCAACCTCTCGCCAACCTCGCCGGGGTTTATCGCACACCTGCGCCAGATGGAGGCCACTTATAGTCCTATCGGGTAGCCCTCACCGGTTGACGGTTTGCACCGTCTAAAGCGTTTCCAGATCGTGAACCTCGCCGCCTAAAGCAGAGAAACGCGACTTAAAATTCCTTAGCGTAGCTTTCGGCATCCGCCAGTGTCCGGCACAGCTTGCAAATATCACTGTATTCGCCATCTACAAAAATCTGCACACTGTAACCATAACCGCGAAGCCTTGCCGGGTGAGTATCGCCCAGCAAGACAATTTTTGTTGTGATCATCGCTTTCCTTTCTCTCTTTCAAGCCATTTTCCGGCCAATTCGCGTTCTTGCTCAGTTGCCTTTGTAATTTTTCCGTCTGGATATACGCGGAAGGCGTGCCACTTGTAAACCCCTACAAAATATACAACGTCTTCCTCACTCATACAGGCGTAAAAATCCTTGTACATGTCAGCACTGTAAAAATCAGCGTGTTCCTTGCCATAGCTCAGGACCTCGCCTGCAGTCTTTGAAAACTTGCCGTTTCCGGCATAACACCAGCCGCGGCCGCTGTCCTTCGTCCAGATCTGGACGTTATAGCGGAAACCGTGCGCCATAGCTGGGGCGTTCTCACTTAACTTAATAATGTGTAATGTTGTCATAACTTTTCCCTTTCTTGCCTGCCATCATCAGCGCTGGGAGGCAATCCCCAACGGACGCCCAGCCTTGGGCGTTTCGGCTTAATCCTCATGGATTGAATCATCGAAAAAACTAACCATGTCAACCGCTGCTGTAAATTTTTGCTGTACTGTGAACACTCCGCCGAAGTCCTTGTTATACATCTTCGCCGCTCTGTCTGCGGTATAGTAGAATAGATCGGCCGCTTTGTCTGCGTCATACGTGCCCTTTGCAACTTTCTTTTTCAGATTTTCAATTGCTGGCTTGATCATCTGGTGATACAATGCGCTTTCGTTCGTTGCGTACAAGAAAAGCTCGCGTGCCTCATCAGATGCCTTATAAATCATATTTTTTGTTCTCTTCATATTTTTTTACTTCCTTTCTGTGTTTGTTGTTTTCCTTGTTTCTGACTGTATTATACTTCTATAGCTAGCTATAGTCAACTGTGATATTTCACAAGCTAGCTATAGAATTTTTGTTTATTTTGTCTATAGCTAGCACTATATTTCTATGCTATAACTATGCTAGTGGTGGAATAGGGCCATTATTTATAGGAGGTGTAAAATGAGCAAGTATTCAGAGGCACAGAAAAACGCGATCATGAAGTATCAAAAAGAACATCTTGAGCAAATAAATATTCGCGTGAAAAAAGGATGCAAGCAAAAGTATTTAGACGCAGCAGCCGCCAGAGGGCAAAGCCTAGCGCAGTTTTTGACAGATGCAGCCGATGCAGCTATAGACCGCGATAGCATCCGACCAGCGGCATCAGATGCAGAAGGACCTGCAGCACCTGCGGCAGAGCCGGAGCCGTCCAGCCAGAAGACTAAGAACCATACGCCAGACCTGGAAGCGGTAGACCTGCAAAGACTCCTGACTGATGCACGGTATCAGCTTGATATCATGGATATATACGGCCAGGAACAGACGCAGCGTTTACTTGATCAGGCGCGGAGCAAATAAAAAGGTGGGCATTTTCGCCCACCTTATTTTTTTTAAATGAAGTAATATTTTCTTACTGTTTTTTCCGTTCTGTTAGGGCTGATGCTTAGCAGCTCGTCTGGAAGATATCCGGCCTTTGTATAGCCACAACTTACTTTTTCGTATCCGCCTAAGTTTTTAAAAAATTGTACTGCATCAAATACATTAAAAACATAAGTTGCCGGTACTTCTTTTTCTTCCTTCTTTACCTCAATCCAACGCGCCCCACGTTTGATGTAAGTTGTTTTTTCTTCTAAAATCTTGCCGCCGAAATCCTGGAGACTAGAAATATTTGGATATTTCTTAAAAAGCTTTCTGTAAGTTTTTGCTAACTCTGAATATAACATTGTTTTTTCCCTTTGCTTGATGTATAATCAAGCTACCTTTCTTTTTTTTGATTGGTGCCGGTTGCGTTTGCTTGGTAGGTAGTGCAACCGGCTTTTTTTGTTTACACCCTTATTATATCACTTTTAAAAGTTATGTCAAGACTTTTTATAACTTTTTTCGTTATATTTTTTCTTGACTTTTTGCCGTTGAAAAGCTACTATATATATGTAGCGATACATCAAACGCGAGAGGAGAGTATTACAAATATGATAAAGTTTAAATTTGACGTAGCTAGCGCGCTAGCTACCGCAGGCGTTACAGCCTACACAGCGCAGAAAAGCGGCGTTTTGTCGCAGGATACATGGCGAAAGATCAAGGCGGGAGATACACATATAAGCCTTGAGGCTATCAACCGCATATGCTGCATCTTACACATGCAGCCAGAGCATCTTATATACTACGCGCCAGACCAAGCCGAAGAAGAAAAGATTTTAAAAAACTTTCAAAAAAAGTCTTGACATAGTAACTTTTTTAAGTTATACTAAAGGTACAAAGAGAGAAAGGAAGCCCCACAGGGGCAAAGGTAAAAAGATATGTCAAAGAAGCAGCAGTATACAACAAAGTTTTATGAGGACAACGGCGGCGGTATCCAGGCAGTGACACGCGATGAAAGCGGCAAGGTTGTAAACGTTCTCAGCGGTTTCGAGGCTGACCCAGGAACAGGGCTGTCAGTTCTGGCAGCAGCTCGCGAAAACTGGCCATATGCAGACCCGTTCGAGTCTTACCAGTGGGGCGGAAAGACTATGGAAGAAGTAGCAGAAGAGCTTGAGAAGATGGAGTATCACCCGGAAAATGGCGATTTAATTGCAGAGACGAAGGCAACACCAGACCACTACACAGACGCCCAGTATATCGAGCGTGTTGAGTTTAACTGGAGCCACATGGGTGCAGCAGGGCATGAACTTTTTAAAGATTTAGACGTGCCGGAGGCTGTAGCATATCGCATCAAGTCTAGCAGAGAGTGGAACCCGGACGACTGCCGCCACCTGTGTGAGCTGGCTGACATGGTGGATGAGTACGAAAGCGCCGACAGTGATACCGTAGAGGACGTAGTAAGCGCAGCAGCTGACAAGCTCGGCGTTGACATCTGGTAAATATCAAAGCACCCGCCCCGGAGGTTACGAGGGCAGAAAGGAAGATAAGTTGAAGCCAAAACAATTAAAACGCAAGATTGAAAAGTTCGTGTTCCAGCATGAACTTTTTCTTGGTGATCATCCTATCACCCCTTACGAGCTAGAGCAGCTTACACAATCCAAAAATACAGCAGAAATTTTATCACTTTTAACAATCTCTTCCGGAGATTGTCTTTCTTGCCTTAAAATCACACCATCACAAGCACTTTCGATTCCTGCTTGTGATCTTGTCGCCCCATATGCACGCGGAATAGCTTTTTCAAAGCTTGCAGCAGTAACTTACAGGCTCCCAACGCGCCAAGAGTGGGACGAAGTTGTTTCTTTTCTCCGTCAGCAGACACACAATGCAGAAGTTTTAAAAGAAACGTTGATTAACTCGTTTTCAGATGCCGTTGTACAAAAAAATCAAGATCTTTTACCAATCGCGCGTGCAGCTGCCGAGCCTGGCGATGCTCGCCCAGATAATGACCTTTTGTCAGAGTGGTTCGCAGAGTCCGACAACTATACAAAGCTTTTAAAACAGTATGTTTATAGTTATATTGCAGAATAGTTTCTAAGACAATCCGCTTTTAGGATTGTCTTTTTTATGTTTTCTGACTTTTGAATTGTTATATTCAATTTGTGCAACTTACACTTTTAAAAATATTTAACTTGATTTATACCTCATATTGTTGTATTATGTAATCAAGCTACTATATATAGTATTTATATGTAGCCTAGATATGGATATATAGAGTATATAGCCCATGATCGGAAAAGATTCCAAGCCGTGCTAAAACACGGTGCTTCTTTTTCTGGTCGTGGGCTTTTTCTTTTCCCCAGGCCTACAGCTTTTCCGTGTCGCTTCCTTATATATAATATATACAGTATATATATTTACTGTATATGTATATGGTATATATTTAATATACTATCGGTATATTTAATATATTATCAGTGTATTTATATTATATTTATAATTATATGGTGTATATGTATATAATATCTGTATATGTACAGTGTATATAGAGTACATATAATGTATTGTCTGATAATATATATTAAGTATGTCTGTATAAGGTATATATGTACAGTACATATAAGGTGAGTATGTATAGTATATCTCTATGTACTGTATAGGTATAAGTATATGTATAAGTATATGTATATCTGTATGTACAGTATATAGATATCTGGTAAGTAGGTATGTGTATAGTGTATCTAAGTATATACAGATACAGAGCGCAGAAGCTGACAACAGACAGATCATCAAGCCAGAGACAGCCAACAGACGAGAGATACACAGACAGGCAGCCAGAGGCGGACACATGTGAGAGCTGGACACGATGAGCACGCACAGAAGGGCGCTAGAAGGGCACAGAAAGCGGCTAGAAGGCATTTGAAGGGGAAAGGCTAAGATATAGCCACATATACGCACGACAAAAAGAAATACAGGGAAAGGAGGGCTACAGAATGCCAAGAGGAGGAAAACGAATGCCGAGCTATAGGGATATTGCAGAAACCATGGACGGAGACGAACTGGATGCTATCCTTGACGTATCTCTGCAGGGGCTAGCCAGGGCACGTGAAAAAGGCTCACAGCCCATGTATAGCAACTCTCCCGAAGGGCTAAAAAGTTTCAAGCACGACTCAGAAGAGTATCTGACATTTGTCCGGAACGTAAACAAAACCCCAACGGAAGGCGGAAAGCTGCGCCTAGTGCCTGATATAGAGTCCTGGGCGGCATTTTTGGGAGTTACGCGGCACATGATCACGGGCTATGAAAAGCGTGGCGGTGATTGGAAGTCTACTATAGACGCGGTAAAAGGCGTTATAACAGCTTGTAAGAAACAGCTTGCATTTACTGGCAAAATGCCGCCAGTGCTTGCAATTTTTGATCTTACTAACAATAGCGACTATGTCAACGCGTCAGAGTTCCGCTTGTCAGCTGAGACAGCACCAGAAGCCAAGCAGATAACGGCGGAAGAGTGGGAAAAAGTCATTGACGCAGAACCAGAAGCCCCTAAACTATCGGATTTCAAATTATCTGACGATTTAAATTAAGATTAGTCAAGGTTTCTTGATCTGTGTTAATCTTCAAAGTAACATAGAGTACGTATAATGTTTGTTTTACGAACTTTTAACGGTCAATGGTGCGTATACTCAGACCAGGGCAGCAAAACACTGTTGCTTTTGTATATACAAATACGCACAATTTAGGTTTTGCCGCCACGGAGCAGAAGCCGCAACCATCCGCGCAGCCTGCCAGATGATCACACAAAAAGGGGGTGTAGGGGTCTGAGAGCGTGTCCCCGGCATGGGGCTACTTAGTCCCCAAAATATTTTTCCAAAATAAAAAGCCCCTTTTAACTCGTAACTATACATATGGCAAAGATAGGGAATCGCGACCCGAAAGCTGTGAGCCTTGACAGTTTCTTTGCCATAATGCCAAGGCATACCAAGAAGGTAGGTGTTTATATGAATAATATAGCAATCTTTAATAATCCAGAATTTGGAGATATCAGAACACAAATAGTTAATGGTGAAGCATGGTTTTGCCTGACTGACTTATGCAAGGCGTTAGAGCTTACAGCAAAGGTTGTCAATCAAAGGCTTTCAGATGAGGTAGTTTCAAAATACCCCATCTCCGACTCGATTGGAAGAAAACAAGATATGTTATTTGTCAATGAAGATGGCTTATATGATGTAATTTTGGAAAGCCGTAAAGACAAAGCACGTGACTTTAGACGATGGGTAACTAAAGATGTTCTTCCTTCAATCCGCAAAACTGGTTCTTACAGTATTAACGAGTGCAAACCCGATTCCTACATGATCGAAGACCCAATTGAAAGAGCAAAGCGCTGGATTGAAGAACAAGAAGAAAAGCAGAAGCTCATCGAAACTGTTCAGGAGCAAGCACCAAAGGCTGAGTATTTTGATTCTCTGGTAAACAGCAATCTTCTTACAAACTTCCGAGATACAGCTAAAGAATTAGGGTATAGTCAAACAGAATTTACTGGATGGTTAATTGCTAAGGGTTATATTTACAAAGATTCCAAGGGCATTTTAAAACCTTACGAGACATACCGTAAGCAAGGATTGTTCCAGATGAAAGATTTTAAAAATCCATATAACCACTTTACTGGGACTCGAACCTTCGTGACAGTGAAAGGTAAAAACACCTTTAGACTTCTGATGCAGGTTCCAGACTAATGAAAATATCAACCAAAGAAATAACCGATGAATGTCAGCATTGCGGCGACATACTGGTTTGCCAGTTGTGCCGTGAAGGACACGGAATCAATCGTGAACGAATAAACGTTACCCAAATGGTTACATGCCAGATAGAACACAAGAACAGGAGGTTATCTAATGAGAATCATTTCACAGTGTAAAACCAAATCTGTTGAGTTTTATAACGTTGCTTTACTAAGACGTGATGAAACTATCTTTGCAAGGACTGCAAACCAAGACATGGTACTTGCAGAGTATAAGACTCCAGCCAGAGCAGCCGAGGTATTTGAGGAATTAAATATTTCCGCTTCTAGCTTCTCACCAGATATCTACTACATGCCGGAGGAATAAGCAATGGAAAGAAAATTAGTTTTAGTTAAATTTATTGACGGCACAAGTGAAACAATAGAAGCTTATTGCAGTTCACGAGGTGGATACTATGGCTATCTAACAAAAAAAGAATTGTTTTACGTATCCTGTGCTTCCACCTTCTCACAAACTCTCTTTCCTCGCGAGTTTGTTAAAGCAATATCCCTTTTGGATGAATAGGAGGAGTAATGGCAAATACAAAATTTGAGAACGCAACAACATGGTTACAAGGTGTCATTTCTGGATATCAAAAGCAGATCAACGATTTCTCAGCTGCGCCTAATCCAGATGCAAATAAAATAAAAGCATGTAAAGAGCGTCAAGAGCTTTGTCAGTACATTTTGGACTTTATGGTTAAGGCTAAGCAGCAGAATGATGCAATGGCTGCTAAGTCAAGTTCTCAAAATACCGCTGTAAAGCCACAGAATGCCCCACAATCAATTTCAGCTCATTCGATGGCAAATACTATGGGTAAAGAACAGCTAGAGCAATTAGAGCTTGTTTTGGGGCTTGATGCTACAATCAGCTTTTGCAGAGCTGCTTTAATCTTGGAGCTTCCAGAATTTGGGTCAAAAGAGGCACTTCTTGGAACACTTAAAGATTTTGCCGCAAAACAAAGTTAGGAGGTTATGTGAAATGATAAAAATTCTGAAACCTGGTACATTACAGCAAATTGGTTGCTCGCATTGCGGTGCACTTTTAAGTTATGATGAGGCAACTGATGTCCAAAAAAACACATTACCGTCTTGTGAATCATTAGCTGCTGAGCTAGACTATTCACTGCCAAAACCTATTCAAGCGAAAGAGTATTACATCATCTGTCCGCAATGTAATAACAAAATTATTTTGTCAGCAACTCGATAAGAAGGGAGTGTCTATGAGTGATATAGATAAATGCATTTCTGTGCTAATCAAGCTTAGCAAGTCTTTTGGAATTGATGCTAAAGCTTTGCCACCGTGTTTTAACCACATAACTGTTACTTTTAATAAAAAATTATATGATGGTACTCTGCACCGCTTTAACTATGCTTTTGAGCTTTGTTTACTGGAAAACCTTGACGCTCGTCAACTTCCGGAATATTTCGAATATGTATTTTTCGATAAAATTTTGGAATATTTTATCGAATGTGAAAAAGAAGCATTCAACGCAGAGGAGTTTTTATGATTAAATTAGAACATACTGTGTTACCAAGTCCTGACCAGATACAATTTGTAATCGAAGGGATACGGAATCCAATGAATAGTTGGAATAAAAGTGATAGTGGTTATCAATGTGTTTATTATTGTGAAGAATTGTGTAATGTCGAATGCACTGGAGACGATCTTTGCCCACGAAATGGGGAATATAAACTTGGCTATAATGATCGCACACTCATGCTCAAATTGGCTAAATCCGGAACAGATCATCGTAAATATATGCGGATGATGCCGGTTTATGTCCGTATTACAGCACCACTTTATTGGTGGAAAGAATTTGATACTTACAAGGTCGGTACAGTTGCAAATTCATGTAGTACTATGCATAGGATTGCTGAGAAAGAATTTACATGGGACGATTTTAGCCACGATCACCTTGATGTTCGAACACGCAGAATTTTGGAAGAAACAATAAAAGCATTGAATGATTATAGAAAAATGTATGTCAACTATAATCCAGATGACTTTGAAATCAATGGATGCCCGAGCAAAAAAGATATCTGGTGGCAGATGATTCAGCTATTGCCGAGTAGCTATAATCAGACTAGGAATGTTATGCTGAATTATGAGGTTTTGGCAAATATTTATAAGTCCCGTCAAAACCATAAACTGGACGAATGGCGAGATTTTTGCGACTGGATTGAAACATTGCCGTATAGTGATCTTATCACTGGAAAGGAAACAAAATGACATTTAATGAATATCAGCGCGGTGTAATGAGAACCGCATCAGACGTAACAAAAGCAACAAAGGAAAACATGCTTATGAATGGTATCCTCGGTACTGCAGGTGAAGCAGGTGAGCTTGTTGATCTTCTTAAAAAGCAGATTTTTCAGGGGCATCCATTTGATAGAGAGCATCTTATCAAGGAGTGTGGCGATGTGCTGTATTATCTGGCACTTACTGCTGAGGCTCTTGATACCTCTCTTGAGGATATTGCGATTAAAAACAACAAGAAACTTTGGGAACGCTATCCTGATGGCTTCAAAGCTGAAAATTCGCTCCATAGAAAGGAAGGGGATATTTAATGTTTGTTCTTATTCTCCGCATTCTGGCATCTCTTTTCAACATCTTTATGCTGACTAGTATTATAGGATGGCTGAATGAGAAAAGATCCAGAGAAAGACTTGCCAGTGCTGTAGTACTTTCCACGTTCTTTATCATGAATCTTGTCTTGACAGCCAGTGGTCTGTGAGGATAAGATCACGCTGGGGTTATCGCCAAATGGTAAGGCACAGGATTTTGATTCCTGCACTGTTGGTTCGATTCCAACTAGCCCTGTTGTGCCATTAGCTCAGCTGGAAGAGCACTTGACTTTTAATCAAGGTGTCGTGGGTTCGATTCCCATATGGCACATACGGACCTTTAGCTCAATAGGTTAGGGCAGCTGCCTCATAAGCAGCCGGGTCTGGGTTCGAGTCCCAGAGGGTCCATATGCAGTTTGTAAACAATGTGGTTTTTTCTTTCTCTTGTGAAATCCCTTTCTCTTTTCCCACAAAGTAGCAACTGCAAATCTCCGTGAGAATCAACCTGCGGACAAGTCAGCCGCAACCGTATAGGCGGTATTTGGGTAGATGCGCAGAATTGGTATTGCAGCAGACTGTAAATCTGTCATCTTCGGATATGTAGGTTCGAGTCCTACTCTACCCACTTTTGCCGCGATGCCTCAATGGTACTGGGCTAGTTTTGAAAACTAGTGATCTGTAAAAGGACTGAAGGTTCGAATCCTTCTCGCGGCGCTCCAGTTGCCTAGGGTAGCTCCCGAAAAGCAGAACCTGTGACTGTCTGGCAACTGATTTGTAATCACAGGAATACATTATCGCACAGGAGGTAATAATTATGAATTTGAATAGTTTATTTGAAGATGAATATCTTTTGTATGTTGACAAAGATTTAATCAAAAAATTGAATCTACATGCAGCCATTACACTTGCAGGCTTAAAAAAATGTGCTGAAAAAGAAGATACAAATATCTTTGATGAGAATGGAATCTTTAATGAAAAACATCTCCAGCAAAAATACCTCTCGTTTTTTTCACTAAAAACAATACATAGAAGCATAAAATTTTTAAAGTCTCACGGATATTTAAGCCAAAAACAAATGCCTTCTGAGAAAATAAAGGATTCGATGCTTAAAGCAAAAGCAAATCCAAAATATATTTGTGAATGGTGTAGCTGCGGTTGCAATGTATTAAACGAGCATCACTACCCTGTTCCCAAAAGCAAGGGCGGCACAAAAACTGTAAAAATATGTCCGAATTGCCACTATGAATTTCATTCTATGGAGAAAAATATTTTCCTTAGCTCGGAGGTGGCAAGTGAACTATAAAGAATTGCTTATAAACAAAGATAAAGTTGTTATGACAAGTGTTGATCTGGCGGTTATAATTGGTGATTGTGAAGAAGCCATAGTGCTTAACCAAATCAGTTATTGGTTAGAAAAATACAAAGAAGTCAACCATAATCTGAAAGACGGGAGATACTGGGTATATAATTCATACCAGAAATGGCACGAAGACAACTTCCCATTTTGGAATCCATCTAAGATTAAACGCATCTTCCGTTCCTTGGAAAATAAAGGCTTGCTTATCTCTGCAAACTACAACTCGGCAGTATTTGACAAAACAAAATGGTATACAATTGATTATGATAAGCTGCAGAGCATGACAGACAATTATGAAAGCAAGAAGAAGTCTCAGAAAGCTATTAAAGGCGTGTTGGTTAAAGATGAGCCATCGTTGGTCAAAAATGACCAATCGTTGCCTGCTAGTGACCAACCAATACCAGAGAATACTACCAGAGAATACAATACAGAAAATACTGTTAAAGAACATGCTCTATTATCAACTAAAGTTGACAATAGAGATAAATACATGGTTTCGCGCACTAAAAGTGCTCAAAACTCAGTGCACAAGCCCCAAAAGAAAGAGCCTACTGTTGATCCAGATGATTTTATCAAATCTAAGGAGTCAGTTCTTAAAGATGAGCTTCACAGACTGTATTCAAACAATCCTAAAAACATCTTTACCACAGAGCAACAGGAAAATGACTGGGTTGACAAGGAATATAACAGCCTGACTGCTATTATTTTTGAGTTTAACCACCAATACAAAGCATCTACGGGCTTTGACGCTAAGAATCTATCAGATGAGAGCCTTAAACGAGTTACACGGAGCTACATCAAGTCTCCAGAATCCTTGAAGGATGACTATGATGACCTTGAAAGTAACAAGGTTCTGATTGAAGAATATCTAAAAACTGATTACGGCAGCAAACATGGAGTGATTGTAAAAAGTTTATCGCACTACATGTCTGGCAGCATTCGAGAAATGCTGTTCTATAAACACTTGTTCTAACTTGCCAATGCACATTTGCTAGCTATATACACGTACATTATGCTAGCTATATATGTACGTTGATACAAGTATACACGTACACTAGGAGGTGCAAATGCAGAACATAGAAATCAACTTTGGGGTTCGCCCATGTATTGTAAACCAAAATGGTGAAGAAAAGAAAGCACTGTTCCACATGTGGGAGAATTTCGCAAAGCCTGTTGCAGCGGATTTGTATATTGGCGGTTGTCCAGAGGGACAAATGAGCATGATATTTGGACTTGTAGAGTATGAGGATGGCACGATGGGCGAGGTAAATCCGAGCCAGATTCGATTCGTTGATAATAAGATCAAAGACTATGCTTTTGAGGAGGGCTGATTCATGGTGAAATATAGACCGTACAGAGGAGCATTATGCGACGCAATGGCAGAAATGAGAATCTTTGATTCTGTCGAAGATATGTTCCACTACATTGTCGAAGACTGGAAAGCATATGGAAATCCATTCGATGTCGGAGATTTAACCATAACCTGCGATGAAGGAAAAGACGAGCGCATTAACTGGAAGGAAGGCAGATATGTCTGCACCAGGCGAATGCGAGAAAAGATTTTTGACACGCCGCAGTGTATTGGAATGTGTTCGATTGAATTGTAGAAAGGAGATAATAACATGATGAATCCAAAAAATAGTATAACGATACTCGGATGTGAGTATCAGATTACAGTAGTTCAACACGATCAGTATAAAACGTGTGAGGGTTGTGATGGATGGACTGACCCATATAGTAAAAAAATCTTCATCATCGACCAGACTACCAGCCCAGACTGTGATCCAATCGCAATTGACCCAGTAGGACGAATGAAACAAGTTCTTAGGCATGAAATTGTACACGCTTTCCTTAACGAGTCTGGACTTGTCTACAACTCAAATTTTTCGATGCAGGGATGGGCAGTGAATGAAGAGATGATTGATTGGATTGCATGGAATGGTGAGAAACTGTATAAGGCGTGGAAGGAGGCAGGACTAGTTGATTAAAGATGATTTACAAACAAAAGTTGTGGAGCAAGCCGCCCTTATAGCGGAGGCACTCAAAAAAGGTAAAGACGTTGAGGTACGGCGGACCGCAGCCGGAATCAGCGTTGCCGAGGTTAGCAAGAAGGTTGTGTACCGATGACTGTTGACTATATGAAAAATATTGATTGTCTTATTGGCATGAAAGATATTCCGGATAAATCTATTGATATCATCTGCACAGATCTTCCATATGGGATTACAAGAAATAAATGGGATACTCCAATTCCGTTTGATGACTTATGGGGGGGCATTAACCGCATAATCAAAGACAATGGTGCAATTATCCTCTTTGCATCTGGTATGTTCACGGCAGACTTGATGAAAAGCAATTGCAAAATGTGGCACTATAATTTGATTTATGAAAAAGCAAATGCATCTGGATTTCTCAATGCGAACCGTATGCCACTTAGAGCGCATGAAGATATTTGCGTGTTCTATAAGTGTTTGCCAACATACAATCCGCAAATGAAAAACGGTATGCCTGTTAAACGAGTTCGAAAAACTCAGAAAGCAACATCAAAATGCTACGGAAATTATACGCCAACTGACTATGAAAGTACACAACGATATCCAAGATCTGTGTGGAGATTTTCAAATGAAAACGGATATCATCAGACACAAAAGCCAGTTAAACTAATCGAAGAATTGATTAAGACATATAGCAACCCAAACGACACAGTGCTTGATATCTGTGCCGGAAGCATGACAACTGCAATAGCAGCTGTGAATACTGGCCGCCATTACATTTGTTTTGAAAAAGATCCCGATATTTTTTCAAATGGCGTAAAAAGATTTAATGAATCAACCAATGGAGGATATGGACAATGAAATTAAAAAGACTAATCGCTACCCTTGCAACCGCAGTGATGCTTTCTGGCGCAGCCATTGGCTGTACAGAAGCTGATCAGGTAAGTTCTAATATCTCTAAGCAGGCAGACAACTTCAACGTGACTAGGAAGCTTACTGTTCTGAACGCAAGAACCGACACAGTTCTTCTGGAGCTGACTGGAACATTTGCATTAAAGAACAATTCATCAAATGAACTCGAAGTCATTATTGAGACTGCCGAAGGCAAATATCAGAAAGATTACGTGTATTTGAATGACTACACCATGTACGTGGTCGAAGATATCTCTGGTTCAGAGGTAGACAAATACCGTTATGAGATCAATTTCTTGCCAGAATGGGGATTTAAGGCAACTCATCATGAGTAAACTTTACGTTTATATAGTAAACATATGTAATACATTCGATTTTAAAGGACCATAACAAGAGTTTGGGAATGAATTTTGCCGTGCTAAAGTGCGGAAAACTTAGAAAACTGTCGCCAAACACTTAGGACTTAGGAAAGGAGAAAAATCTTTTATGACATACGAAGACGCCTTAAAAGCTTCAAAAAATGGTCTAAATGTAATGATATGGACAGGAGAGGAGTATCTGCGCCTAGAAGAAGCAAAAGAATTTCTGAATTGTTCTTCTCATGTAATTCGAAGTAGTGAAGAATACAAAGGATACAAAAAGTTTTGCGAAGCCATTCAAAGCGATAAATGGAGTACTTATACAGAAATAGATCTTAGATGGGAACTTAGAAATTATCGAAAGCGTTTTGAACGCCTGAGTCGCATACAAGATGATTTTTTAAAAGAACTACTCGGCAGCAATTATACAGCCCGGTATTCCAATGAGCAAATGATCGTTGCCGATGCATTCAACACTCTTTATAGCCTAAAACGCAACCAAAAAATACTTATGCTTACAACTATTGTATTTTTAGCAACAACAATTATAGCCTTAATAGTTTAAAGGAGGAGTACGCATGAAATTTTCAGAAGCATTTGGATTGATGAAACAGGGTGCACTGATAAAGCTTCCGTCATGGGCAGGCTATTGGTACTGGTCCAAAGAAAAGCAGACCATCATTATCCACACAAAAGATGGTGAGGAGCTTGACATTAGAAAAACAACTAATCCAGATTATACTTTTTCAAACATTGCATCCGATAATTGGATTGTTTGGCATTTGAACAGTGAGAACCTTAACAGCAGAGCTAAGAAGGCTATGCTTTCACAACCAATGGCTGGCAAAACTGATGAGGAAATTGTTGCAACAAGAGAGAAGGCAATCAAGGTTTTGAAGGAAAAGGGCTACGAAATTGTAAATACCCTTTTTACAGACGAGTGGTATAACAGTGAGAAAATGAGAGAAAGAGGAGTGGTGCAGATTCCACTTTGTTACCTTGCAACATCATTAACAAATATGAGCTTATGCCATGCTGCTTATTTCTGCAAAGGATGGGAAAATGCAAGAGGATGTCGTATCGAACATGATGCGGCAGTTGAGTATGGGCTAGATATCATCTACGAGGAGGATTAAGCACCATGGATTTCAGAGCTGCATTTTCCAATATGAAAAAAGGCATTCCAATGAAAAGAAAGAAATGGAATGAAGTCTGGTACTACGACAAATCAAAGAAAACCTTAATAGCGAAACACGATTCAGGAAAGCTTAAAGAACTTTTCAACATTCCTGACACTGCTGATATGACTTATATTTTTATGGGAATGCTTGCAGAAGACTGGGAAATTGCAAATAATTCTAGTGAATCGCAAGCAGCTAACGGAAAACAATTATTCACATTTAGCAAAGCGCTAGATTTACTAAAGCAAGGTTATAAAGTCGCCCGAATGCGTTGGTATGGAAGCGGACGTTTTGTTTTATATCGCAAAGGTTTGCCAGCTGGTCATCCTTGTGATATAGGCACAGTGGATGCGTATTTAGAAGTTGATAACGGAGAAGGGCTTCTTAATTGTGATCCATATCTTCAAATGCGCTATATTGACGGTTCGCTTGCGATGTATCTCCCAAGTGTGGAAGATCTTTTAGCAGAAGATTGGTATATTGAATAAAAATGATGGGAGGAAAATGAAGAATCTAAAATATTGCACTCCACAAAGCAACTTAGCCGATGGTATACAAAAGTTACCTGCTGAAAAAATTCAATTTCGATATTTTCCACCAGGAATAGAATCAGAGAAGTCGGACTATTACAAACTAGCATGTTTATATATGGGGCTTACAGAAATGTACGACAGAAGCTTGACTGATGAAAGAAGCCGCTTTGATAATACTGAGGCATTTGTTGGTAACCAACATATATATCATCTTAGCCAAGTATACAGTTGTTATGTTCGAAAGTCTATAATAAATACTTATTTTGTGATGTGGAGCGATGTCCGAGAAGAAATAAAGAAACATCGCTGTTACTCTGCTCAACAATGGGTAGATGAATATGAAAGAATATGGAATAAACACGGAGGAAATTAAATGGTTAGAGTAGGTAGTGCACGTATTGATGAAAACGGAAAATTGAAGGGCGGACAGCCTGGCGACCAGACAAGACAGGAAGTGGCGATTGAGCCATGGTATCCAAATCCTAAAAAGTATGTTGTCGCCCGTGCCAAAAGAGCCAGCGTCCGCGAAAGCATTGCAAGCGATATGGAAGCAGCATGTGCAAATGATATGATTGGATATAACCAGGCGCGGTCTTGGGACTTGTACGACAAGTCAAAACCGTATGGATGGGATTGCTCAAAAGTAAAGGTTGCCAGTGACGTAGATTGCAGCACATTAGTTCGCGCTTGCGTAGCATATGCTCTGCAAAGGGATATCCCGTGGTTTTCGACGCTGAATGAAATTGAGAAACTTTCTGAAACTGGAGAGTTCGAAATTTTGCGAGATGAAAAGTATTCACAGTCACCGGATTACCTACTGCGTGGAGATATACTCTGTACAGCTACACAAGGTCACACGTTGGTTGTCCTTGACAATGGTGCAAAGGCCGGACAGTCTAGTAGCCAACCGCCTCATAACAGCACAGAAGGCAATACAAGCCTTTGTGGCAAGGGTATTGGAACAGCAGTTGCGCTCACACCTATGAAGATCCGCACAGGGGCAGATACATCTGCAAAGAAGCTTGATACAATCAAGACTTCTGTAGCCGTAGAAGTCCTTGAAATCACTGCTTCTGGTTGGTATAAGATTGTATGGCCAGGTGAGGCTTGTGGATATGCCTTTACAAAGGCAGGAAGTGGCTATTACAGCTATTCTGCAAATGCTAACGCACAAGTTATAAACTTAGGTGATAAAGTCCAATTCACGGGCAATAAACAGTATATGTCAGCATGGGCTGATAAGCCAATCACTGCAATTCCAGAAGTTGCAACTGTAACAAGTATTTGTGAGAGTGGCAAGCATCAGTATCACATCATAGGCGATAATGTCTATGGTTGGGTAAACAGAGAAGACATAGTAAGAAAATAATTAAAACGGCATAATCAAAATGGTGATTATGTAACAGCCAAAATGGAGGCTCTTCTTTAAATGTTAAGAAAGGAGGAGCCTCTTTTTGTTAGAGTTAAGACAGCACAAAGAACGTGTGGAGAATATACAGCACCAGATCATCATGCAGCCTACATACAGTCAGCTCAACACCTTATGTGGCGGAGCAAGACTGATTCTGCTTGATGCCAATGAGTTTATACCAAATCGCGATTTTAAGAATCTTGATGCGTATAGAGGGTATGGCGACCATGTAAATAGCTATGTCAGGTGGTACTGCAATCGTAACAGAAAAGTAGAGGGTGACGAGTGGGACAAACTGTATTGGCAGACTTATCTGAATGGTGCACGAGCAAGAATATTCAACGACTACTTACTGTTTTTGGAGCACAAGCGCGAACCTCGAAAGATGTTCTACAAGCCCAAAATTAAACAGTTTGAGAAGTTCCAACTTATAGAATCTTATCAAGGTATGCTTGATGATAAGTACGACATTCTGTGTATATCCATGCCGCCCGGAACAGGCAAGACGACCCTACTCAAGTTCTTCCATTCAGCCGTAATTGGTTGGTTCCCAGACGATTACAGTTTGTTTTATTCGCACTCAGGCGATATCACAAGAATGTATTACGATGGTGTCTATCAAATGGTTGATGATGCACTTGAGTACGCTTGGCATGATATCTTCCCAGACTTAAAAATTACATCTAAAAATGCATTGATGCAACAATTCAATGTCGGAAAATATAAGCCATTTCCATCTTTGCAAACAACATCTGTAGGCGCGAAGAGTGCCGGAAAAGTTCGTGCAAGCAAATTTTTACTTACTGATGATATGATAGGTAGCCTAGAAGAAGCCTTGAACAAGAACTACCTTGACAAGATGTGGGGAGCTTATACTGTAGATGCATTGCAGCGAAAAACGGTTGATAGCAATAATAATCCTTGCAAAGAGATCATGCAAGCAACACGTTGGTCAACTCAAGATGTTATTGGAAGGCTGATAGATATATATGATGGAAACAACCGCGTAAGGGTTATTTCTATTCCTGCCACAGACCCGGAGACAGGCGACAGCAACTTTGACTATGCAATAGGTGGCTTTACAAAGGAGTTCTTTGCAAAGCAAGCGCTGTTGATGGATGATGTGTCATACAACTGTCTTTACATGCAACAGCCAGTCGAAAGAGAAGGACTGCTGTTTCCAGAAGAAAAAATCATGCGATACAAGGAACTTCCGACCTCAAAAATTGAACGTATCACTGCTCAAGCTGATACAAAATCAACAGGTACTGATTTCTTCGTTCTTCCAGTACTTATAAAGTACGAAGGAAAAGATTTGTATTACTGCGTAGACTGCGTGTGCAGCAGTTCTCCTGATTATGAAGCCCAGTATGAAAATTCCGCAAATCTCCTTGTTGACAACAAGGTTGAAGATTGCGAGTTTGAAAGCAATAATGGCGGAGACCGTGTTTCTCTGGAAGTCAATAAACGTGTTCTTAAAAAAGGCTGGATTTGCAACATATCCTTTCGAGCGACTGAAACAAACAAGGAAGCAAGAATATATCAGTGCTCAAACTGGATACTGCAGCACGTTGTCTTTAAAGACAAAAAACTTTATACACCAAAAGAACCATATGGTGTAATGATGTCTCTTTTGGCTCAGTATTCCACCAGCGGAAAAAAGCAACTTGATGATGTACCAGATACATTTGCAAACTTCGCATTACGCATACAGCGCAGAAAACCAAGACCAACAAGAATCATTAACAGCATCTATTAAGATTGGAGACATGTATGGATACAAAACACTATCTTTCACAAATTAGCGTACTTGATCTTAAAATATCAAACAAGATCTATGAAAAAACACAGTTAAAAAATATGCTTTGTTCGGTTCCGAGTTGTGTAAAAGATGTCAATGTGCAAACTGGACATGCCACAGACAAGACTGCATCTACGATTTGTAAGTTGGTAGATATGGAACGCGAAATTGATTCAATGATTGATTCTTTTGTGGACCTAAAAACTAAAATCATTGCTCAAATGGAGCAGCTTGAGTTTAAGTATTATAATATACTGTTCAAGCGTTACGTTGCACAGCAACAATGGTGCGAAATAGTAGATGAGTTACATTTTACGCAGCGACATGTTTTTAAACTCCACAAAGAAGCATTAAACGAATTTGAGAAAAAGTTTGGGAGTGAATATCTGAACCAATAAAAAAATAGCAGGGGAAGCAAAATTCTCCTGCTATTGATGTTTCAGTAACTTTGATTTTCCTGAAATTCCTTTAAATCGCTTTTCAACTTGTCCATAATTTTGTCTGTATAGTTGTTATCTTGGCGCTCTGTAAAGTTTTGGAATACTTGAGTGCCTCTAGCAACTGCATTATTCTGTTGTCCTTTTGAAATGCTATAGACATCTTTTTCTATCATTTTTTTTAGATATAGAAATTTGTTTCGTATCTCTTTTTCTGATTCCCTTCTTTTGATTTCCACAACTTTCTGAACCAAGTAAAGACGCTGCGCCTCTTCTATTGAATGATCTGCTGGCAATTTTGACTTCGGAACCATAGCAAGCAATGCCATTATTTCGTCAAATCGTTCCTTACTTGAGCAAATATCATCAAGTACAGTTTTTAAAGGTTGCTCCTCATTGTCTTCACTCAAAAGTTTATTCTCATCTTCTTCGATCTTAGGAAGCGACTCGATTACGAATTGAATGCCAATAACAGTTCTAGCTTTCTTAATCGGCTCATATGTATACTTGAAATCTGTGACATTCTTAATTTCCTCTTGCGCTTTTTTAAGTATTCGTTGATTAAAGTATTTAAATTGCTCATAAAAAGCATCCTGATCACAACCAAGCAATTCTTTAAGCTCATTAAGTGCGACTTTCCAGGATTTTCTGTATTTATTTTCCCACAAGTACAGAAAAAGAATATAGGTATATCTGCTCTTCATGCTTGTGATACATTTTAACTTGTATCTGAGATAGCGCATACTCTCAATGTTAAATATGTATTCTTTCGCGGATTCAGTGCAAGTTAATTCTACTTGCCACATTTTGTCTTCATCTTTTCGAGCATGTGCTTTTTCAAATAATGTTATTCTTGTAAACTCGTTTGGATTTTGCAAGTCGGGTATTCTTACTGATGTCATTAAATGTGCTAGTCGCTCATCTAATTCAAGTGGCTTTATTTGCTCAAGCCCTAAGATTTGCTCAAGTTCACCCTTGCTAAACACAACTGTTCTATGTTCAGAATCTCTGCTGTTGATTCTCCCTAAATAAACATCTAGGATCTTAAATTCAGCAAGTGTTAAGCTTGACTGCCATAGTGCCAATAGCGGTCTACTCTTTTGTACCACCAAGTAATCAATATCTGGAAGATTTTCCAATCTATCACTAGATTCTTCTGCTTTACTATTTGAAGTTTTGTTCATTTCCCTTACCTCCATTTCCTTGTACGAATATCATAGCATATAGGTGACTTTATGTCAACAAGAAAATCACCTATACTGGATTTCTCGGTCACCTATACTGGATTTCTCGGTCACCTATACTGGATTTCTCGGTCACCTATACTGGATTTCTCGGTCACCTATGCATATCAAAAACTTAATATTTATGCGGTTTTCAGAGCCTCCGTAATCAAGAGGTTAATCAAGAGGTTAATCAAGAGGTTAATCAAGCTATCAATCAAGGCAAAAAAGTGGGTAGGTGGGTAAAAAAATACTAATGTTAATCTTGACATCTTAGGGTGGATTTCTTGGTCACCTATGACATTAAAACCTATCATTTAATATCACTAAATGGCACAAGATATCATCTTGAATACATGCTATTACTATGATACTCTCAATAATAGAAAAATATGAAATAAAGTTAACTGCGCCTTACATATGTATGGCGCTTTTTTATTACTCAAAAAGGAGATGACTATGTTAACGATTAGAAGTAAGAGCATATCACTGTCAGGAGACAGCACAGTAAATGATCAAGTGGTTTTTGCGTTTCAGGCATCAATCAATTCAAACAATCCTAAAGAGGTACAGTTTAGCAACTGGATAAACGACCATGAGTTATACAAGCAGAACCGGAAGGAATGCAATTCCGATTACGAGTCTTTCCAGGACGAAGTATACAAATTGCAAGACTCCATGCTGCTGTCGGCTGAAACGCTATGAGTAACCAGATAATTACATGCCCCAATTGTGGAAGAATTATTTTCCACTATGACAAGAAAGCGACAAACGCTTTTGAAGTGCAATGCAGGAAATGTGAGCAAATGACTTGCATTCTTACAAAAGACGGTACTGTACAGTCAGTTAAGCCTATAAAAAAGATACAAGCTAAAAGCAGCAGCGGCAAAAGATTTTATTAAGAAAGGAGGGCGAACAGGATGTGGACGTTAAAAGGAAGACAGAAAATATATACGGACGCAAAAGAAATCACTGCCGACAACATAATCAAAGAATTGTCAAAAGCATATGAGAAGCATAAATTTAATCGGTTAGAAATGCAATATCTTATAGATTTTGAAGCCGGCGATCAACCACTGGACAGACCCAAAATTGTTCGCCCTGAGATCAATATTAAAGTAACTGATAATGCCGCAAACTACATCACTGATTTTAAAATGGCGTATTTCTGGGGAACACCAGCAATGCTAATACAGCGATCTGACAAAGACGCTCACAAAACACCAGCAGGCTTAGACGATGAAGGAATATCTGCACTTAATGAAATGCTTACAAATGCCTGCGACATTGGTTACAAGAATCAGGAACTTGGCAATTTTGTTGAGAAAGTAGGTGTGGGATACCGACTTGTTGACGTTAAAACCGATTTTGAAGAAGATGACGAAGCTCTTGTGGATATATATACGTTAGACCCAAGATATGCTTTTTGCGTATATAGCAATGATGCCAAGCAAAAGAAGCTAATGGGAGTAACATACAGAACGGACAATGGTGAACAATATTTCACGTGTTTCACTCCTAAGATGCGTTTTGAAGTCTCAAAAGGCAAAATTGTTAAAAAATCATTAAATCCACTCAAAAAAATAGCGATAGTTGAATACGAGAGATCTGTTGACAGAACAGGCTGCTTCGAGAGGCAAATATCAGATTGTATCGAACTTAACACATTGGTCTCTGATTTTGCAAACCTTACAGCGCAGCAAACTCAGGAGATATGGTGGGGCAATGATGTTGATTTTCCAGTTGACCCCAAAACTAAGAAGCCTATAGAAGTGGAGTCGGGGCAATGGGTACTTACTAGCACAACACCAGATGGAAAGACACCGCAAATCAAGGCACTATCTAATGCATTTGATACAAACGCAACATTAACAGCGATAGATACACGCTGGCGAAGAATTTTACAAAAATGTAAAGTACCTACACAACAAGATTCAGAAGGCGGTGGCTCAACGGGAACGGCAATGGATATGTCTAGTGGATGGAGTGCAGCTGAGATTGACGCTGTGCGTGAGGAGCAGATTGTGAGCAAGGCACAGAGAGAGGAGCTTAAACTTATCATAAAAGTACTCCAATTAACTCCATCAAATGTGCTTAAAGACGATGATCCAATCAAAAGAGTACATGTTGGAGACATCAATTTCCACTTCTCAAGAAGAAAGAACTATGACATGTCTGTTAAAGCAAATGCTTTATCAACCCTTATTAAGACTGGTGTGCATGGTAGACATGCACTTAAATTTATTGACGGTTTTGAAGACACCGAGGCTACATGGAACGACAGCAAGGAAATGATAGAAGCAGTACAAAGGGCTGCTGCATCAAGCGGAACCACAGCAACGGAAGACAGTGAACCGGCTGATAGACAAATAGATCAGTTGGAAACAAGCCCTATAACTGGGAAAGTATAAGGTGATGATATGGCACAGATATTTGGATTTGACGAAATCGAAAAGATACGGTCCATGCCATACAATAGATTTTTTGGCGAAATGGGAATCACAAAAAAGCAAAAACAAGAACGCATTGAATTTTCAAATAGAATTGAAGATGATATGCGTTTTTTAATTTTACTCATCTTGATCATGAAAGAGACAGGTAGAGTTGATGCCAAGAAAGCAGCAGAACAATTTGAAGCAAAATTGTTGAAATGGATTGCACGATATATTGACCTTGACAGCGAGACAAAGGCTTATATATCAGATTTTTGTTTATCCACAGCACAGGTAACGGCGGATCACGTGAACGAAAAATATTATGTCTCAGAAGACCGAATACGTCTGGTCAGTGAAAACACAGCCCTTGATTTTTTAAATCACAAAGACTTCAAAGAGGCAACCAGAAATAAAACATACAAAACATGGAACACAATTATAGATGGAAAAGAACGTGAAACACACCACAAGGAAGATCAAACGACTATACCAATAAACAACTACTTTTTAGTTGGAAAAGCACTTATGAGGTATCCACACGATATGGCAGTTGCTTTTACTAACCCGGAGGAAGTGATCAATTGTCGCTGCTGGGTGACGTACTCTTAATTTATGCAAAGAATAGGCTCTTTAAACGAAGGTTTGAAGGGCTTTTTGTTTGCACAAAATTAGGGCAAACAAGTCGGAGACGGACTTTAAGGAGCAAAACAGCTCAGAGAAGAGCTTAATAATCGCACAAATCAAAGCGGAGAGAACCGCACAAACGCAGAAAGGAATGAATCTATGAAGACTCAGCCGATTTTCAGAACATTTGAACGCAATGCCACCAAGAGAAAATTAAACCTGCAGCTTTTTGCAGAGCCGACACCGGAGGTTGAAACTCACGAAGAGTCAAAGGGACCAGGTGATGATCACGAACCGGAAACTGATGCTGATGTATTAAGGGTGCAGCTTGCACAGGCAAACGCACAAATTGCGAAACTCACAAATAAAGCTGATGCTTTAGCATCTGAAAACGCAGCCAAAACAAAGCAACTCAGAGAAAAGATGACAGCTCAAGAGAAGGAAGCGGAAGCAAAGAAAGAAGCAGAAGCCGAGAGAGACAAGCAGTTCAAGGCAATGCAGCGTGAGCTGACGATTATGAAATCTACCAATACATACATGGATACTTTGGAAATGTCTAAGGAAGTAGCACAGCAGTACGCTGAAGCAAGAGCTGATGGAGACGGAGATAAGGAAAACGAAATCTTGAGGCAGCACATGAAAACACTCAAGGCAAAGATGATGCAGGAGTTTCTGGCAGAGCGTGGCGAAGTTAACGCAGGGCACGGAGATAGTCACGAGAGTAAGGCTGTTGAACTCATGAAGTCACTACCGACATATTCAACAGAAGTCGACGAGTCTGTGCTGAAACAATACATGTAAAGAAAGGAAGCAAGAAATGGCAAGAGGAGACATGAGATATGTAACAACCGAGATACGTCCATCCGGTGCAGAGATCTTAAACAGAGAGGTGTTTGAAGGAGTGCCAATGACTATTGATTTTACAGATGTCAGCACTACTGATAGTGATACTGGAGAGAAGGTTGTAAAAGCAGGAAGCGTAATTAGCGGAACAGGAACAGTAGTTGCAGCAACACCATGGACAGGCGGAGCTGGAATCTTACTTTTTGATGTGTATGAGCATCGACCACAAGGAACGATTCTTAAAAAGGCATACATTAACAAGTCGAGAGCTGAACAGAATGCAGGAATCACTTATGATGCAGACTTAACTAAGATCCTGCCTATGATCGTGGTTGAGTAAAAAGGAGGAACAATGGCAGTTTTAATTACAGATATTTATGATTCACAGGCAGTTGCCGCAAGACGTACACAAGATCCAAGTAATGCCATGGGCTTTGTCGGAAAGGCTTTTTTCCCAAATAGAAAGAAGCTGGGCTTGTCATTAAAATGGATCAAGACACACAAAGGCTTAAATGCCATCTTAAAGCCAAGCAATTTTGATGCAATTCCGATGATCAGAGTCCGTGAGGGATTTAAGCAGGAGTCTACAGAGATGATCTTTTTCCGTGAGAGCATGACCGTACGAGAGGAAGATTTAATGCGACTCATGGAGATAGAAGACGCTAATAGCCCATTCATTGGGGATATTATATCATCAATTTACAATGATGCTGCAAGGCTTATTGACGGTGCAGAAATCGCTGCCGAAGTAATGCGAATGGCACTACTTGCGCCAAAGGACGGAAAGCCATCTATTGCAATAGGAACTGGGGAACCAGAGAGTGACAATATGGTTTATGGCTACGATTACGATAGCGATGGAACGTATAAGCAAAAGCATTATTTGAAAATCGAAGGTACTGATACTTGGGATCATCCTGACACAGCGAAGCCGTTAAAAGACGTTCAGCAGGGTACTAAATATTTAAGGTCAATCGGAGTGCTTCCGCGCTATGCGATGATGAACAGCACTACCTTTGACTATCTCGTTGAAAACGAGCAGATTAAGAACGCTTTAATCACTTCTTCTGGCAAGACGGTTGATTTTACCGATGAAGCAACTGTTAAGGAGATCTTCACGCGAAAGACAGGTCTGACACCTATCATTTATGACAAGATGTACATTGACTACAAGGGAAAGACTCAAAAGTTCTATCCGGATGACAAAGTAACCATAATCGGTGCAGGAACACTGGGATCAACATATTATGGTGTGACACCAGAAGAGCGTACATTGATGTCGAATAAAAATGTGGATGTTGCCATGCTTGACAACCGCATTGCAATTGCAACAAAAACTGAGCAGGGACCACCTATTAAGACTACAACCAGCGTATCACAGATTGTGCTTCCATCATATGAGGGCATCGACAGCACATTTGTACTTGACGTCAAGTAATGAAATTTGATCACATGATCAAGTTTGGGGGAATCTACTATGCAGCTGGCGAAGACGTCCCAATGGAAGAAAAAAACGATGCCCCAGAGATTGACGTCCCGATGGAAGAGAAAATCGAAATTCCAGAGTTGCAAGTTGATGATGAGCCAAAGCGAAGAGGCAAGAAACCAAAAGCTGTTTGATGGAGGTGAGAAAGTATGAGTTATACAGACAACCTTGCAGACGAGCTTTTTTTTGATTTGCAAGTTGAACTTTCAAATGATGAAGAAGGCGGCAGCTTTTCGGAACCGTTACTCAAGCAAAAAATCAAAAGTGCAATTAGAGAGGTCCGAGACAAAAGAAGATATCCACTTGGATATACGGACGGAATGATTGCACAAGATTTAGACAGGTACTATAGCCAGATTCGCAATTTGGCTTTGTACGATTATAACTCGATTGGCTTTGAGGGCGAGAGTCAGCACAGTGAGGATTCCATTCAGCGGACAATGATAGACAGAAAAACGTTGTTCGCTGGAATAATACCGTTAGCAACAGTCTAAGAGCCTAAGAAGGATGTTCGCCAATGTGTTTGCAATGCTTGTGAATACATTGGCAGGGTGCATATTAAAGCGGCGGTGGGCAATATGCAAAATACAAGCAGGAGATATAAAAAATGCAAGAATTTTTATTACAAACATACACAATCATCCTTCCGATTGCTTTAGGATACATTGTTTGGCTTCTGCAGCAACAGAAGAAAGGCAAGAACGCAAATGAGAGAGGAACCATGCTGTTATTGCGTGTGCAGCTGATCAAGTATTACGCAGAATACATACAGCTGGGGGAGATACCGTCCGATGATTATCAGAACTTCGAAGAAATGTATGAAGCCTACCGTGATTTAAACGGAAACGGTATGGTTAAAAAGATGTATGAAGAGATCAAAGAGTTACACATCAAGAGTGGAGGAGGTAAATAGAATGGATATATCGAGCATGACTACCGTGATTGCAATTGTAGTTATTTGCTATTTAATTGGGCTTGCAGCCAAGACAATTCCAACAGTTAAGGATAATTACATTCCGGTCATTGTGGGCACTTTTGGCGGCGTTCTGGGAGTCTTAGGAATGTATGTCATACCAGACTTCCCAGCGCAGGATATTCTGAATGCGATTGCTGTTGGCATTGTATCAGGTTTGTCCAGCACTGGTGTCAATCAGGTATACAAGCAGCTAAAAGATGGCACGGACAAGTAGAAGAAATCGCCAACAGATGTGGTATTCGTACCAAGTCGGGAAAGCACCTGGATATCTGAGAGATGAAAACGGTGACATTCAGTATGAGAGCTATGTTGGAGCTGATGGGGAAGTATATTTTTATACCGATGACGAAGGTAAAAAAATCCCAAAAGAAAGCGGTGAAATGGAAGTGCTTTACAGCAATCCTATAAAGTTTTGGGGGACAATCACATCACAGCTAAAAAACGCTGTCATGCGAGCATGGGGCAGTGATAGTACAAACAATTATGCTACGCTCATCTTAGCTAAACATGCAAAAGACTCTGGCGGAAACGAACTTAACTTGCCGTTTGGAGCAAGAATTTGGCTGCATTCAGAAATTAAAACGAAACCAAACGGATCACCAGATGAAAATTCTGCTGACTATCAAGTGAGTGGAATCATGAATGAAGCACTGAATGAAACGTCTTACTATCTGCAGGTGTTGCAGCAAAGCGTGGAAAAAACCTAATGGCAAAGGCTTTGGAAATAAAGGTGAGCGGAGTAGATGAAGCCATAAGGATGTTGGAACGTTACCAGAAAACGTTCCAAACGCGAGTAGAGCTTTTCATGAAGAAGCTTACTGATTACGGAGTTGAAAAAGCAACAGAAGAAGTCTTGACGATGGATGCAGTATTTACTGGTGAACTTGTAAATAGCATTCACTCAACCGAGATAGAGAGCAACGCAGAGCGAGTTATCTTTGCGGTAGAAGCTGATTCAGAACATGCTATCTATGTAGAAATGGGAACAGGAATTATAGGCGCTACTACTCCATATCCGGGCAAGCTCCCGGCTATTTATGCGCAAGGAAAAACAATTAGAAAAACGGCAGACGGTAGATATGGCTGGTATTATCTGGGCGGAGATGGAAAGTGGTACTTCACAGAAGGTATGCCATCAAGACCATTCATGTATCATGCCTCAACACAAATGAGACGTGATATCGAAAGAATTGCAAGGGAGGTGTTTGGATAGTGGCTCAGAATCAATGGGTCATCGACCTCGAGAGCAAGGTATTATCCCTTGTGAAAGGCAAGACATACAACAAGCTAAAGAAAAGATATCCACAAATAATGTACACCACCTCAAATATAAGCAATGATTCGCAGCGTAATTTTCCCTGCGTGTACGTCCATGAGTTGGGTGGAAGCGAAGCAAACTCCGATCTGGAACGCACAAGAATCAACACTATAGTGGCAGGATTCCAAATTGAAGTGTATAGCAACACATCACAGCTAGACTGTAGAACTATAATGGCAGAAATTATGGACTGTCTAAAAAAGCTTATGTTCGATGTAAAGATGTCACCATACGCAGACAATCAATCACCAATATATCGTTATGTAGCACGTTTTGAAAGAACATTTGATTGGAATGATATTTTTTAAGCTCCATCGGCAAGATGGGGCTTTTTTAGTAGGAGGAATACAAAATGGCAGTAGGTTTAAAAAG